TGAACACTTGTTCATGTAACGTGAACAAAAATAACCCAATGTTGAACACCTGTTCACATAACGTGAACAAATCTAATCCGCACTATATTAGTTAGCCCTAACTAACACACCTAATACTAATCCGCACTATATTAGTTAGCACTAACTAACTAACACACCTAACCCCATTGCTGAACACATGTTCACATAACATAAACACACCTAACACTAATCCGCACTACATTAGTTAGCCCTAACTAACACAACACCACAAAACACTACGCTCCAATGTTCCACGTGAAATAATGACCCACACGGGTCCGTAGTGGATTGTGTGAAATTACAAAAACACTTGTATTCTAGAATATATGTGATATACTATGAGTGTAAAAAGAAAGGCAAACAAAAAACAGAAAAGAGAGGTAAAGATCATGAGTATGATTTATACACTGTTAATAGATATGATTTTAAAGATTTGAAAAAGTAAAGAGTGCCATTGCTGACACTCTTTATTTTAATATTTACTTAGTATGTAACTCAATAATCTTTTCGTTTCTTGATTATTGTAGTACACACAACCATCACGATATGATCGTATTAATATATTCAATCTTTGATCTTTACGCCAAAGTTTAGCTATCATCATATTCTCACGGTTATTGCTACCAATAGAATAACAATATCCGTATTCCTTATTAATTTGTTGATTGATATATACATAGCCTGTATTCATATCAATCCAAGCACCATAATAAATATCATCATAGTATAGCGTACATAAATAATCACACACATTTGTTTTCTTTTTAATAAAATCGTTCGTATCATACGCAAAGTTACCGGCGTTATAATCCCCATACGTTGTACCCAATATTAATTTATGAAATTTCGACTTTTCTTTATTTCCTTTTTTATATTCACTATGGCATATTTGTATGATAATTTGCTCTACAGAATCATTACCTTTAAATGTGTTAAACTCTTTTTCGGGGTTTGGTGATATACCAAAATAACTAAAATATGGGTTAACAATACTTACATTGTTTGCTAATAAATAAACATGACCTTCACGTTGACGAAAGATAGAGTCAATAATATTTAATAAGATTTCAACTTCATTCGGGATATATGCATTGAATCCAGCTTTTTCTGGTATGAACTCGTCAACAATAATTGTGTCTACATCTACATAACTTGTTGATTTTAAACTAGAAAAAGATGTAAGAGAGGTTGCATAACCCATTTCGCATCCATTTATGTAAAAGGTGGTAAAATTGCTACCACCTGTAATTTTAAATTCATCATCTTTAAAGTTTTCGAATTGGTCGTTTAGAAATGTTTTGATTTTCTTTAAGTCTGTTTTATAGCGTCTCAAATAAAGAAATTGTTTTCCTTTTTTCTTGTATCGGCTGATACAGTCTTTTTTGAATCCATATGTTTTACCGATTCCACGACCGCCTATAATAAAGTTTAGAAATTTATTGTATGATTTTATGTTCGTTGGGTCATACCAATCTATTGTTTGTGTCATTTGAACACTCCGTATGGCGTCGTATTGTAACCTTTATAGTTCAATTCTCCGCAAGCCATCCACATACGACTATTATCCGCACATATCCAACTAATCCAACAATAACCTTCACGTTTAACATATCCATCATATTGCACGTGCATACCACTTGTGTAATATAGTCCTGTGTCTTCACCTTTTAAGCTTGGTGCTCGTCTGATTTTGATTGTACAATTAGGATAGAATACACCAATTTCTCTATGAAAATCACTAGGAATATAATTTAAAATGTTTTCTGTATTTTCGCTTAATATCATAGATTTTGGAATAAAGCAAGTTTCATATATAGCTGAATAAGGAAAAACAACAATATTACATACACCATTACTAGCGCCTTGGTTTTCACCTAAAAATCTCCCACATTGACCATTCACGTCACTATCAAAAATAGCAATATGACTATAAGGCGTAACATTTGGTACTTCTTTAAAAACAACAATTGCACCTGGTTGTAATTGTGTAGTCTCAACACAGTGTGTTAACATTCCATTTGTTTTTCTATTTAACCATATATCCTTTACATAACCGCTACTAGTACAATTTGCACCCCTAAATCCCATTTTTTCGCAATAGTCAAAATATAAATCCCAGCACTGTGCACCATAAGCACCATCACGATCTATATATTTTCCTAATACACTTGACCTATAATTGTAGTATTTATTTACATCAATATTCATTTTAATTGCCTCCTTAGAAAATATTGAAAAATAACCCATACTCTTGTAATTCTGCGTAAAGTTCACTTTCAATGGTGATAACCGCACGCCTTGAGCCTTGTAGTACTTCCGCTAGTGTTTGTATACCAATGTTACCATGACGCTTAAAGCTATATTCTTCATGACCTGTTGAATCGTTTGCGCTTTTTGGCTTAGTAATCGTTTTCGCGATATTATTAATATAATCGTTTGTTTCAATATCAATTCGACCTTCGGGTGTTACAGATTGTAAAGCTATGCTTGTATCTTCTCCGCTGGCTTGTGTTTTGCCTATTGAATCACGTGTATAAGTTTCCGTATAGTTTGTGTTCGCTGTAGGGTCGTCTTGATCTTGAAAAGGAATAGTTTTAAATAAGGTGAAATATCTATCCATATTGATTTCAAACCAGTGTTGCATTTCAAATTTCCAATAAGCATAGGTTTCCTGTCCGATCTCATCAAACCAAAAGTGTTTTAAAATCCCGGTTTCTAAAGCCTTACGTTTTTCAAGATCGTCATAAAATTTATAATCAAAATCGAAAATCTTTTTTCTAGCGATCTCTAACACTTCCATGTCGCTTAATTCATATTGTGCGTCAATTAACTCTTCAAATGCTAAATTATGACATACTCCACAAATTGTTTCGGTGTTTTCAGCTAATACCGGACTTTGTAACGTCAATAAATAATTTGGCACGGGCAACTTTTTAATCATTTTCATCACCTCGTTTGACACCTAAATTCTTATCAATATTAAAATCTTTAATACTTGTGTTTGAATCTAATTCAAGTAATTTCATGATTTCTTCAAAATCCTCGTAAGGCGCGAATTCTACACTTGCATTTAAATTAAACTTTTTATTTAAATCATCAATTGCTTTTTTACGTTCGTTTAACCAAATGTTTCTGGACGCGATAACCTCTTGATTATTTGCATTTACTTCATCGCTTACAAGTCTCTCTTTTTTGTCCATGTTCGCATTTTCAATGCCTAATATAGTCATACACTCACGCAAGATCGCTTGCTTCATTCTGTGTAATTCGTCGGCAATAAAAGGCGCGTTTGTTTGTAAAACGTTTACATCTTCCATTCTGAAACCTTTTGAGGTAAAGATTGTTTGAACACCTTGCAATATCTTTTTCATGAAAACTTTGAATTGTTGTAACATTCTTCTGTCACCTGTGATAATGTACGGTGTCCATTGCATTTTTAAATTCTGATCCATCGTTTGACTAGTTAAAGCTAATTTTTTAGCGAAAAAATTCAAATAAGGAAAAATTCCAACATATAAAGGGCTGTTTTTCATAACAACGCATTCTTCATTTGTTAGGTTCTTTTTCACAAGTGGACTCGTTGAAACTGTATGATATACAGTCGGTAAACCATAATGATTAATCCGGCCGCCTAACGTGATCTCACTACAAATTAATCCGAGTCTATCATCATCATAAAAACCAATATAACCGCGTGTTTGCAAGATATACTCAAGATAGAATGTATTAATTGAGTCCGGTAAATCTTTATACTTAAACATGTTAAGGCTCAACATTTGTAAGTAAGTGTAATAAATAAAGTCTGTTTCACTATTATTCATATTTGCTACATCTACCGCATTCCTACAGTAATCTGTAAATGAACTTGTATCATTTAATAAATCCATTTTAATCATCTCCTTCTTAACTATATGCTAAATAAAAAAGGTTGAACTGTCAACCTTTTATATTTAATGTATTTTCTTTTCTTTATAGTTTCCGTATTTGTCTACCATATCAGCCGTATAACGTTCACCATTATGGTATTCATAATTTCCTACATCTTTAGTGTGCCACAAGGTAATACCATTATCGAATACACGTTTTATTTTTTCGAGGTCGCTAGGGTCAATATTTTCACCTTTTATATTACATTTTACAGTTTGTATATAGTTCCAATTTTGACGTGTGTGTAAATTCGGATAGTCAATTGTATTTGTCGCATAACCTCGCATGTCCCATATTTTATTAATTTTATCCTGGTATTCCTGTGTAGGTTTATACGCATATAAAACTAATGTGTTTAAATCGAGCGCTGTTTGTCTTAATATATCATTTGAACCGGTCACTACACTGTCGGCGGTTGCTTGCGCGTCGTGAATACGTGCGCTATAACTATCCATAGCATTTTGAATATTCGTTTGATTTTGGTATCGTGTGGTTAACTCTCTTAATTGATTTCCGATTTCGGTGGATTGACTATTAGCACTAGCCTGTGCATTTGCATTAGCAAGTGCATTTGCGTTTTGTAAATTCGTTTGCTTTGTGTTAATTTGATTTTGCATTGCGGTTTGTGTCATACCTAAACCAGCTCCGACTAGACTACCTACCGCACCACCTATATTACCAGTTAAAGCACTTGCAATACCACCACTTAATCCACCTATTGCATTGAAACTAGCATTAATCATATTTGATTTGTTCTGTAAATCATTTAGTTTACTAGCTAGATTTGTATTTCTACTTGTGACACTTAAATTCAAATTATTTTGTAAACTTGTCTGTGCACTTAACGCATTGCCTGTAGCACTTGCTATAGCTGAATTGGTTTCATTTGATCTTCGAATATTTGACAAACCGACATTCATTGAGTTTCTAGAGGATTGCATTAAAAGTGCAGTTTGGTCGCTTATAATAGGTAAGCTACATTCATATTGTGATTCGAAAGAGTTATCAAGGTTTATAAGCACATTGTTTGCTGTTTCGTGATTTGTCTTTAATTTATAATTGATAGGTACAATATTTAATTTTGAGCTGTTCGGACTACCCACGAATGCAAATTGAATTGCGTTAAAATTGTCCCATAATTCGTTTTTAAAAATCTTATTTGTTCCGTTATTATCACTTATTAATAGGTATGAATAAGGATACCATAATATTTTAGTATTTTTAATAACTTTCGGATAAAAACGAAGTGGACCATTCATAACATTTGTTTTTATGAATGGAGTTGTATCATTGTCGTTCATACTACTAAAAGCAAATACACCATATTTTAACATAGTATAGTCACCTTCACCAACAATAGTAAAATTTTCTTTAACTATTCTTAGCTCATTATTTACAAAAGCGAGTCCAGGAATATAGTTAGTTATGACAATAGAAACGCATTTACCCACTAATTTTTCATCTTTACGAATCGCGTCTAAAATGGTGGATATATTGCTTATTGATAAATCTTGATCACCCGTATTTTTTAATTTTGTAATTCCTAATCCTGTAAGTCTAGAATATGGCAATATATAATAATTAATTTGGCTAGGTGCACCCAAAGTTCCGGACGTATAAGTATCACTGCCATCCATTTTACAAGTCATTCCAATTATAGCGAAACTTATATCCCCCATAGGGTTTAGCTTCATTACATCTTCAGCTATAAGATCCGTACCGATTTCCAAGTTCTCCGGCTGTGTATTGATGCAAGGTTTACGCTTATCGTCTGAATTTTCTTTATAATATTGTGGTCTATGTTCATAAGCTATATAGCTTTCCTTAAAGTTACTTTCAATTTCAAACCGCCATGTCTGTATTACATCTGTTTCAAAGCTAATACTAGTGGCATTGTCATTTAAGTATCCTAAACTTGTAATAAAACAATAAATCCATTTCGATTTGTTTCCCGTGTCACCGTTCCTATAAATCATATAATTGTATAAACGTAAATCATCATATAAACCAGGTACAACTACAGTTCCATCTTTACGCTGGTAGGTGTAATTCTCAAAAACAACATGATCATAATTATTAATAAAGAAATTAAATTGTTCTTCCGTGTTATTAAATGCACCCCAAAATGTATTATTCATTGCGTCAATTTCCAAACCCTTTAGCAAATAAATTTTACTTTGTGGAGTAAATTGACTATTTACGACTCCTATACTCATCTTAATCATCTCCTTTATAAATTTATATTATTAAAAAATAGTTGAAAGTTCAACTATTTTATTTATCTTTGATATAATCATAAATTTGCCTAGCCTTCGTCCCACGCGTTGGTTGATTAGGGTCGGCCGGTCTTTCATAATTTACTAAAAATTCAATCGCTAGCGTGTAAGGGTCGGCGGTTGATTTTGAAAAGCTTTCGAAACTTTCGGGATAGGCTGATGTAGCTATCCATTGTGCGCCGTTTTCCATTTCCCATTGGATTCTTTCGCATTCTCCAACACCAAACTTTGAAACATCCGGATAATATCCCTTTTCCTTTAACCAGTCAATTATTTTTGTCCAAGGTGTCCATTGCACTAAACCATATCCACGACTATCAACCGGTTGTGCAAAAGCTATATCACTTTCCCACCTGTTTGGGTTAACAGTAGATTCATAATAAGAGTTACCTAATATTCCAGCAACTGCGTTTGCGGTCCATCCTTTTGCCTTAAAGAATTGCCAAAATGCAACCCAATTTTGTTTAGATTCATCTTCTGTAAGCGGTCGAGTATTATTAATATCACCAGGTATAAACCACTCATCCGTTGGTATTGGCGGTTCGGGTTTGATCTCTTCTTTCGTTTTATAAAAGCCTAAATCAATTCCTAAACCATCTAAAATAAAATAATGTTTAATATATTTGTAACTTGGTTCGGGTGGTGTTGGTGGTGTTGGTGGCTCTCCGCCTTCGAAAGTTTGCCAAGTTTGACCATAGCCATTAATTATATTTGTATCGTTCATATAGAATACTTGTGTTGGTAGTACTGAACCGCTTAACGCATAGCACTGATTCCCATATCTACAAGTTACACCATAATAAACGAGTCCGGCATTTTGTGTAAAAGTTTGATCTATATGACAATGATCTCCAGTGGCATATCCGGCTTCACCTGTGTGATATATCAAATCACCTTGCGCGTATCTTGTGGATGCTGGTGGATTAGGGTCATGTGTAAATGATACAGTCACATAGCTTAACCCATTAGGCGTCCACACGGGATTATCGGAACTATACGCACGTGTATTACCTACACTATCACTATATGACAAGTGACAACTAAAAGGTGCATAGACGGGTACACGCACTTGTCCACTAATTGCGTTATCAAATGGGTGGCCACAACAGTGTGATACGGCGGTTGGGCTAGACCATTGTGTTATATTCATAGTCTCCATAGGAAAAAGACAGACTTCATAACCATCATGTACTAATTTTTGACCGGCTTTCATAAATTCAACTCCTCTTCTAATTCTACTAACTCTCTTAATTTATCTTTACATATATTATATCGCTCATAATCAATATCTTTTAAAATGTGCATAGCTTGCATGTAAAACTCGATATAAAAATAAATACTTAAACCTTCCGGTAGGCTATATGGAATATCTTCCGGTTTTTTCATTTTATATATACTATTATATTTACATTTATTATTCATTATATTAACCTCTAATTTTAAAAAAGCTAGATTTTAAATCTAGCTATAATTTAATACCATATAATCTACCACTCACATCACTAGCGGTGCAACGTGCAAGTATCTTATCCGGGCCCGTTTTTAATAGCGAAAGTGAATATTTACGAGCATTGCTTTCGGCTATGCTATCCGCAGAAATATAATCAGCTGATATAAACCCTATACCTTTATAATTTGACTCAATAGGTAAATTATCAAATAAGCTAATTGGGTATAAACAATCACTAAGTATTTTATTTTCGCCATAACCAGTATCGGTGAAATAAAGACATAAAAGCAACATATCATATTTATTTTTAATCTCACTTACATCCATAAAGTTACTATCAATAGGCGCTGATGTGCCGTTTGTATTGTAAGGTGTTAAATTTGAAATTAATTCAATTTTAATATCATTTTTCTCTAAAAGCTCATGTATGATATTATTAGATTTTAAAGTATACATTTAAATACCTCCTTCACTGGCTACTGGTGTAGCACCTTTTTTAATGTTCATAATATCCTCTTTAATAGTATTGATCTGTGTTAAATTATCTTGAATACTTGATTGCATTGTATTACACAATTCTTTTAAACTAGTAATTTCATTATTAATTGATACCAATTGATTATTAATTGTTACCAATTGATTATTAATATTTAATATTTGAGTTGCGTGTGCTTTCTGTTCTTTGTCCAATTTTTCTAGAGTAGTATTATATTTATTTTGTAATTGAGTGATTGCAATATCAATACGTTCATCAACTAAACCAGGTAATTGATCTTTTACATATTGCATAGTGTTTTCTAAATTTTTCGCAATATTTTCATTCCATTGAATAACAATATCATTTACAGCATGTACAGTCCATCCAATATAACCCTGTAATTGATTAATACATTGGTAAATATTCATACCTGTATTGAATGCGCTGACATATTGCTGTGCTAAATTTTTACCGCTTAACTTTAACTCATTATATTTCGGTAAAATACTTTGTAGTTTATCATCATCAATAACACCCATATTATTTACCTCCATTATATCCAATTAATTCTTTTAGCTTTTCAGGTAGAATATCAGGATTGATTTTAGAAATGTTTTCAACAATACTCACCACTTCTGTGATAATTGCGTATGTGCAAATAACCGGCACTAGATCCACACCAAACGGAAGAATTAAATAAATTTCAGCATAATTGATAGCGCATCCTAATGTGTAACAAAAGATAAAACCAACCTTTTTAAATAAGCCATCTCTTAATTTACTAGACTTAATTTGTCCACCATCTCTAATCGCTCCAACAATTCCAGTGATAAGATCCAAACCATTAAAAACCAATGCCACTAGAATAATTTTCATTTTAATCACCTCTTTCATTTTCTATAATACTAATAAATAGTTGAATGTTCAACTATTTTTTATGTAAAAGAAAAAGAGTTAATTAATAACTCTTTTTCCTAAGTTTCAATTTACCTAAATAGAAAGGAGGGGGTCATGACGCCGATATTATAATATAACTATGTGTTATATACAACCTTAATATCACATGTCACTTTAGAATTTTCATCTTTAATAGTGACAGTTGCTAAACCTTCAGCCTCAATTGCTTGTAATCCTTTAATGGTTACATGTCTTAAATCATCACTTAATGCAGCACTAACCATATCAGGTTTGTCTGGTGTTGCATTTAAGTTAATAGGAGCATTTAAACCATTAGTTTGTACTGTAAATGGTACTGTTACACTATGATTTTTTTTAACCTGTACAACTTGAGGGTTAGAATAAATTGCTGTAACTTTTTCCGTCACATCTCCGGATACAAACGCAATCGCATTTGCAAAGCGACTTGTCGCAATACCTTCCCAGTGGTGCAGGAAGTAATTCCAATATAACCCCTTAGCATTATATGCTACGCCAACAGAATATTTTTGATCAAATACTCTATAAATTTCACTGTCAACAACTAATGCTTCAATTGTTCCTTGTGTTGTACTTGGCAATGTTGGTAAAACTAATACATGTGCTTTAAATTCAGCAAACTCTAACTGGAATGTTTGCGCTAACCAGTCAATGTTTAAATAACTATTTGATTTTCCGTTTAAAATAACGTAAATATCTTCATAATCATTTTGTTTCGTAACTGCCATAGCATTATATTCATTAGTAGGCTCAGTTAGATAAGATACATATTCCGTAATTTTACGAGCTAACTCTTTAGCAGATTCAGCATTTATTACCGCATTTGTCTTAACGATTTTCATTAATCCATTTTCATAATGTGTAACTAAAGCTGATTTCATATAGTTGTAATCATCTTTGTTATCTCCATTATACATAGAATCCACAATACGCGCGATCAAACTATTTACACCATCCCATGTTACAAAATACTTACGCATATCATCATCTGTAATTGTAGCCGGATAATATGACTTACGATTAACAATATAAAATGCTGTTTTAATGTCAGGCAACTCACGTTTAAATAATGTACTTTCTGCGTCTGCTTGATCATATTTATGCTCCTTAGTGCACTCCACAAAATATTCTTCCATCGTGTAGCCTAATGCCATGTTAGCCATTTTAAATGGAGCTAACTTATTATGTAAAATATTTCTATGTGCGATAACTCGACCGATTCGAGTAGCTAAATTCATGAACTCAACACCTAAAGTATCAGGATATTCTAATAATCCATTCATAAACTCAAGTGAGCTAATCTCATTAGGATCACCAATTGTTGACTGAAAATTTGGAGAAGCTGCACGATACATTGCATTAGCTACTTCTTGTCCGGTTGGTTGTGTTTCCAATCCTAAATCTGTTTGAATCGCTTTTGCTACGTCTTTTCCTGTTGTTCTTGGCATATATAATCACCTCTTTCATTTTAAATACCTAATTTTCTTAAGTCCATTGACTTTTTAACTTCCGGTTTTCCATCACCGGAACTTTCAACACCAATTTGCATAAATAATTTTGAGTTAGCTTCAGTTAAAGAATTATTCTTTTCGACTAGCTTTGTGTTCTCGGCTTTTAGATCATCTAATTCCTTAAAGTTTTTTTCAACTTCGGCACGCATGTCATTTAACATAGTTGAGCGTTCCGCCTGATCTTCAACTGTTAGCACTTCTGTAAATTTACTTCTTAATTCATCACGTTCCATTTTTTACACATCCCTTCTAAATATAAATATATTCTATCAATTTTATAAAGTCAATAGAAAAATAAAACCCTCTTTTAAGAGGGTTTTATAATTATAGATTGTAAAGTTTAAAGTGTTACCAGCTAGATTACTATGTCTAATTATGATGTTAGCACGTTTTACCGCGAGTAAGCCTAACATACATGTCTGATTTCCGTTCTTTATTCCTTACATATTAATAATATCATGTTATTTTCTTTTTTCCAAATCTTCTTTAATTTTATTTTTTACATATTTACTAAATTTTTTCTTTTTTAGTAAATCTTCAATATAATCGACAACTTCAATTTCATCTTTATTAACGCATACACAATACTTATTAACATGATCTCGAAACCATTTATTTCGATTCTCTTTTGATTTCTCACTCATCATATTTATCACCTTCTTTAGACCATGCTAACGGCTTGCCTAATATATATGTATGTACAAATTCACTTGATTCATGGTTGACAATGCTCCAACCGTCTTTTAAATATTCATTTAGTGCGTCTATATCTTTTCTATATGCACTATAATCATAATCTTTTATACTCCTTACAATTACAACTTTATTTTTTAATGGAGGACTTCCAAACATAATTTCATTAAATTCTTTTAACCTCTTATCACATTCCTCAAAAATTCCACCATTTTCATAAGTTAACAATTTATATTGTAGCTCATCAATATCTTTTCGTAAGATTTTATTTTCATTACGTAAATTGTTATAACTATAATCTATAATCAAACCAACGAAAACAAAAACTACTATATTTAACAATAAATCCATAAATATCACTCCTTTATAATCCATATAAATATTAATATCATTCCTATCGCGTAAACCGTGAATAGAAATGTAACACTCAAACCACATAAAGCCATAATTAAATACTTTATTATGGCATTTAAAACACTTATCACCTTATCACCTTCCTATCTACTTTTAATGCTGAATTGCCTATCAATTAACACGATACCACCAGGTACGTGCGTCTTTTTAAGACAGTCATTAATAACATTTCCAACCCTAAAGTTATCATATGTTACATTTTGTTTGGCCTTTTCTGTCATACCAGCGCACTTTACATTCAAATAATAAGAAACTCCTTGACGTATATAATACAAGTTATCTTTGCAATCATTCTCATCAATATACTCTTGCTGGTGCTTCACATATTCCTTATAAGTTATTTCAATTTCTTCAACATAGCTTTTTGCACCAATAAAATAAGACCGGTTAAATATGGATTCTAACCCCCAATAACCTAATTCTTTATCATCTATAATATCCTTAATTGCGTCCGGTATTTGCGTACCTACCAAATGTATCGAGTCCGTATCAATATAAGCAACTCTATGAATACCTACCTTTTGTGCTGTACTTATCGTATATTTACGTGCATAAGCGGTAACAAATTCACCATAAGGCAAATATATAGGATCTCTGAACTGTTCATCAATGACTTCTTTAACTTCTCCATCTTCAAAACTTGTATACATAGGATCGTGTAGCCTTAATACACCATCATCCTTATCAATAAAAGGAATCTTAGGTGTAACATTCGGATTCGTTGCGAATTTTCCATACACCGAATTTAATTGCCTTTTTGCGATAAATCTCTGAGCACCTTTTGAATTTTTCTTAACTTCCATTTGTTCATCAATGAACTGTCTAGCGATACCAATACAACCTTTAAATTTATAGCCATTAATAAATTCCACATCATAAATATCGTATTGTTCATTAAATAACTCCCAATCCACACTAGTAATAGTCATTCGTACAATATCACCGTTTGAACTTTCAACGTATTTTTTACTCCCAAAAAACCTAGAAAACTTATCCAATGATATACATGGTATATGATCTTTTTTAATATCAAACGCAAAACTAATAACACCAACCCAAAGCGGATACTCATCATCCTGTAGGTATTCACCTTCAAAATAAACTGGAGTTTCATAAGGTAATAATTCATAATACATACGAGAAGGAAAAAGTGAATTTACATCAAATACAATGCCTTGTCCTATCTCTTTTTCTTTAAACTCCGGATTCGCCCATACAAATCCACCAGCGTAAGCAGGTCTTAAATCACTATCAATAATCATATCTAAAGGCGGAAATATCTTTTCAAATGACATAGGTAGTGTTTTCTTAAACGCGTCAAAACTGCAGCTTGTGGCTGTCATTTTGTTAAATCCTAACTTGAAACACTCATTTAATGCCATACCTTCAATATCAATATCATTAAAAAGATAATCTATTTCATGAGGTGTTAGTACATGTCCTTTTTCTCTCTTAATTGCATAATCTAACTTCAATTTTCGAATTGGTAAATTGAAGTCATGCGCAATTTTTTTAATACTGAAAGGAATAAGCTTAAACGAATCCCATATGGTTGTTTTTGTAGAACGATAAATAGAATATTTCCACCAAATTTCAATGGAATACCATAATCCCGTATTCGATATGATCGTTTTAAAACAATTCGTTTTCGGTTTGTCTGAATACTCGAACCCATTATTTAAAAGCCAAATTACAATAAATTCACCGTCAAATGCGAGGTTGTGAAAATATAACTTACGTGTTTTCTCTTGACACCACGCTATAAAGCCGTCAATAGTATTCCCATATTCCTTTATATTTGAATCTTCAACAAAACTCGCACCCCAAGCCCAAACGCGACAATCTAAAGGATCGGTTGTAGTTTCAAAGTCACACGCCCAAACTTCTTTAGGCTCTTTTTTCTTTGACATAATACAACCCCCTTTATGATACTACTTATATTTAACCATACCTTCTTTAACATAGGCACGTCCTGTAAATACAGCCAAGCTATCTTTTACATCGCTTAAATCTCCTCTGATAGCCTTACTTAGCTGTTCATTTACAAATTTTTGACTTTCTGTATATTCACGGCTTAAATCAAGATATTTAAATGTATTAATTGCCTTTCGCTCTTGGTATATCCATTTAAGCAGTTCTTTATCAGATAATGATTCCATATCTTTTAAAATTTGCTGTCCTTCTTCTTCCGTTATATTATGCCCTCGAATTTGTTTACCAATAGCAGTTTTATAGTTTTCTCGAAGTGTGGTGATTTTTTTATTTTTATTCTTAGTATTCTCTTTTAGGCTTTCAATTCGATTATCTAATTGTTTAGGATAACGATATGTTTGAATGTTAATATGATGAACCGGTTCAAAAAAACCACCTCTATCATCTTTTAATACGGATAAAGCCTGTCTAACAGAAACGCCGGTTGAAATACCGCCTTTTGTTTCCTTAAGTTTATTTAAACCTACATTTCGCATTAATTTCTTTTTCTGTTTATTTTGTTTATCAATCAACTTATTTGCTTGTTCAATGTCATTACGATTGAAAACAATATTATATTGATTCTTAATAAATCTATTTTCTTTGTTGAATCGTTCAATTGATTTTAAATATTTGTTAAACTCTTTACGATCATTAAAATCTTTTATTGATCGTATGTCATTAAATACAACATCCTGCCCTAAGTTTTGCGCTTTTGTAGCTGTACGTTTCGCACTTGCTATTGCATTTCGCAATCGCTTAACGTCCTTCGTGCTTTTTCTCATTTTAGCCAATTTAAACACCCCCTTTTAAGATAAAATAAAAGGGTGTTGGCTAAACACCCTTAATTAAATAGGCTATTTCACAGCCATTGACAAATATTTATTTGAGCTTGAGTTTGATTTTTTCTGAATAATAGTGACGCATACAGGCTCTATAGTCCAATCATAGTTAAATACTTGCTTTAACTGTTTCAAAGACTGTAAAAAAGGTTTTGAGTTTGTAGCGTATGCTTTACCGTCGCTAGTAATAACAGTAATTAATTTTGAGCAAGTGGTCTCACCTGTTTGTTCATTTTCTTTTTCAACATCCTGTACAATAAAACCTGTTAACCATAAATCTTTACCAACTTGATCTGATAAACCTTCCGCATTATTCACCGCATTGAATAAGTTAACACGTTGTTCGTGTGTCATATCATCACTTACAGCCAAACCTGTGTTTTCCATTGCTACTACTTCATTTTTTACGTTTTCCATTTTAATTTTCTCCTTTTAATTTTAACATTGCTTTTCTAATTAAATTATTTAAAGTTGTTTAATTTTGAAATCAGCATAACAATACTTTACAACCTATACGCTTTTTAGTGGAGTCATAACACTTATTATTTTACATTTCGCACCTCCAACAGTTCATCAATTTGCATATTTATTAAAACAAACCACATAACTAACATCACAATTAACAATGTAATGAAAATTATGTATCTGTTTGATACTTTATAATACTTAAAGTTTCCTTTGCAATGCTGATATATTTGGTATACAGATAATAACACCCAAATTATGAAACTTGCAAGAATTAAATTACTGTACATAATTATATCCTCGTCTTTCATTTTCTTGAATCATATCACTAAGTGAAACAACCCCCTGGAAAACTTTTCTTTTAAATAATGATAACGTCTCAGACTTAAATGAATATGAGCCTATAATGGATTTTGAATTTAATTTACAAATATCCATTCTTATTAAATGCCGTCTTTGATAAACTAAATGAAACGCTAGTTTATAATTACATGAATACGTTTCAACAACATCAACAATCTTATCAATACTATCCATAGTTAGATCGCTCGGATAATGTCCATGTTTATAAATTCGACTCATATTATCACCTCTTTACAATTCTACAAACCTCTTTTAAACAATTCGAGATAGTTTCATTTAATTCAATATAGTCACTATAATTAATATCTTTATCATTGTAAATATCTTCAGTCATGTGAATACAAATAGTAGTATAATCGCTAACAGCTTGTAGAACATTAGCTAGTTCATGCCATCCACAAATTTTACCGGTAACATCATCAAATTGTTTTTGAACTAGATCATAATATTTTTGTTTAGTCATTTTCTTTACCTCTCTTTTCTGTTTTTTGTTTGCCTTTCTTTTTACACTCATAGTATATCACATATATTCTAGAATACAAGTGTTTTTGTAATTTCACACAATCCA